TTTCAAGCGGCCGTGGAATGCCTGGGCCACCCAGTCGATGAACACCTTGGCAGACTCGGCAGCATCGCCCTCAAAAACCAGCTCGGGGCCGTTGAAGTCCAGCTTGCCGACCGCCTTGCCGTTGACGCCGTTTTCGTGGCGGTGGAAAGTGATGTTGTAGTTGGGCTTGGGGATGGTGAATGTGAACTCCGGCAGGGGCGCGTACACACTCATCGGGTCGATGCGCTCGCCGTCTTTGCTCCAGGCGCTGCCCATGGTCGTGACATCGTGCAGCATGTTCTGGACTCGTTGGTCATAGGTCCGTGGTCCAGTCTCCGCTTTGCATCGTCTGCACTGCAGCCGCTCGGTGCCTTCAATGAAATGCCAGTCGTGTTTGCAGGGTTCCATCAGAACTTCTCCTTGTAGAACTTGCCGATGACTTCGGCCAGCTCGTGGATGTGAAAGTCACCGCCCTCGCCACCTGCGTCGCTGATCCAGATCATGCCTGGTTGCACGCTTGGTTGGAGACGCCATCCAGCAATCTGCACCTCGTAGTGCTTGCGTGCCTGGTTGTACCCTTGCGTGTGACCCTGGTCATAGGCCACCTGGGCCTTGCATGCCTCTTCGATGGTCATGAGGGTGTACTTCTGGCATTCTTCCCAGACATACTTGGCGTTGTGTTCGCCAATGACTTTCTGTTCTGCTTTGGTCAATTGGGACCACCATTCTGTGAATGTCATTTCTTTTGCTCCTTGAGCCATGCTGCCCAGCTCGCGCAGGTGTCGGCCCCGAATGATTTGCTGAATTCTTGCACCAGCTTGGCTGCTGCCATCTCCAGGCCAGCGTTCCAGCCGGAGGTGTAGTACTTGTCGATCTTGTCCTTCATCGCATGTTCCAGATATTGGTCCAAGCGTGCCGGGTCGATCGTGGCTTGATCTTTTTCCATTTGGATTTGCCTCTTACGCCACCCGGTCATGGCCAGCCCCAAACAACCCTTTGATCCGCGCCCAGGCCAGCTTGCGCAAGGACATGCTGCGCAGCTCCACCTCGAGCGACAAGATGTGTCTGCCCATCTCCAGGTTTGTTGCCATCAGCGCGTCGTATTCTTCCTGGGCCTCCTTGCGTGAAGCCTCACGGCCTTCGCTCCAGCCTTTGCCGTAGGCCTCAGTTGCCACCTCTTTGAATGTGCGGCGGCGGGCGCGTTTAGTAGTCGTAGTCATCTTGGTTCTCCATGTGGTTAAAAACTTCTTCGTCAATGCGGACGCGTTCTTTGTCGGTCAGCTTGGCCTCAAGCCAAGGTGCGGGCCTGCCGTTGCGGTCGAGGATTTCCCAGTCACCTTCACCACCTTCAGCAGGGGCCCAGTTGTCGGGATGGCCGGACAGCCGGGCGGGCACATAGCCGTCCCAGCTGGTCACGCGGATGATGCAGGGAATGCCGCAGCAGGTGGATTTGAATTCACTCATAGTGGCATGTCCCCGTGCCATGGTTCGTCTTCCATGCGCTTTAGGTTAAAGATGAACCGGTACTGCGGATGCACCTTAACGAACAGGCGCGCGTAGAACGCAATGTGGTTGTTGCAAATCTTGAAGTCCTGGCCGGTGGTCTTCATCGCCACTTCCCAGCGGATGCGGTTGATGATGAGCCAGTGGCTGATCTTCCTATGACCATGGTTGATGGCCTCCAGCGTGAAGCGCTCAAAATATTCCCACACGGCCGGGTTGGCCGCGTTGAATGTGTTGAACTCTCGCTGGCGCAGGTGGAATGGCGTGTTCATGCTCATACAGGTGCCTCCTCTGCATCAGTTGGATATACAGGCCCACGCGGGGCCCGTGGTCCGTGATACGGGGGCAGTGGAAACTGCGGAAAGGGCCAGGTCATACCTTCACCTCCAGCAGCTCCTGGTCACTGTCCTGGTCGACATACGCCGAGAACAAGGTCAGCTCAAAGTCGCCTTCCTCAGTTTCAATCACCAGGTCGCGTGAAGCGGAAACCATGTTGTTGGTTTCACTGGAACGGATCGCGCTCAAGCGAATGCTTTTAACGCGGTGAATGTTCAAATTGAAATTCATCTCTTTCTCTCTTTCTGTTGATGGAACTTAAATTATATCGGTATCGTACAAAGTTTGTCTAGTGTTTGAACCAGGCTTCGTAAAACATCCAGGCAGCGACCAGGAGAAAGGCATACACCTTGCCCCTGATCTCTTTGAAGTACTGCTCTTCCAGGCTCATTTGAACCCTACCATGATGCTGTCCGGGCGCAACACGTTCACGCCCTTTGGCCGCCACAGATGCAAGCAATAGGGATGGTTGTTGACGTGATCTTTCGCAGGCACGTGGAACTGCATGGCGACATCCTCGTCGTCCCAGAAAAGGTCTTTGACTTGGCACATTTCCTCCCAGGTTGGGCAGCGGTCCTTGCGGCTGACACTCACGTGCTCCCAGCCCGCGCCGTCACTTGCGATGACGAACACCACGAACCACCCAAACCAAATGCCAGTGCCGTGAATCCAGGCAATGGGGAACACGATGGCCCCGGCGATCAGGAAGCCCCAGGACGCGGTCTTGAGGCACACGATGATGTGCGTGAGCCATGCACAGAATACCCAGGCCACAAAGCCCAGGGCGAGTAGTTCTCTCATCGCTCAACTCCTTCCAGGCGATCTGCCACCAGCTTGGCGTAGCCGGCAATGTCCACCCAGGTGTCGACCTTGTCGGGGTTGCCGTTGATGATGCGGCCCAGTTTGTGGATGATCATGTCGATCGCTTCGCGTTGGTCAAAGGCCAGCTTCGTGCCGCGCAGCTCGATGTAGTTGTGCACCATGCGCTTGAGCATTTGCATGATCTCTGCGCCTTCAATGAACTTGCCGTAGTCCTTGGCGCGCTCGTCCAGCGTCTCGTCGATGTCGGTCTCTTCGCCTTCAACCTGGCGCTCGTCGTCGTACTGCACCAGGCCGCTCTTCAAGCCTTCTTCAACAAACTTGTCCAGAGGGAGGCCCAACTTCTTTGCAATGGCCAACTGTGCTGGGCCCAGGCTGACGCGACGACCGCCTGCGATCGGCTTCGGTGCCTCAGGCTGACCCTCTTCCTGCACCTGCTTGCGCAGCTTATAGGTCATTGGCTTGGGTGCCTTGAACTTGGCAGCCACCTTGGCCACTTCGGCGTCGGGGTACTTGCGGAAATGCTCTCGAATCTTGTCTGACTTGGTCATGTTGCTTCCTTTTGAATTTTGACGATTGCACGTGCCTTGCCCTGGCGAATAATCGTCTGGACAAAGTCGTGCGCCTTTTCGATGTCATACACAGTGGCGTGCGCCAGCTGCTCCTCATGCAGGTCCATCACCAGCTTCAGGGATTCCCACTGCTTGGCTGTCATGATGAACCGCATTCCGTTGGCCACGCCACGGCGAGACAAATCCAGCAAGGCATCTTGCCCTTGCTTGATCTCGTCGAGCCAGTCCGAGCCTTTGCCCATGATGGCCAGCGCTTCAGTAATGTTGAAAGCGCCGATCAGCATGTCAATGTCTTCTTTGGTCGCGATGCCCTTGCGGATTTGCTCCAGGGCTGTGCGATTTCTAAGCTGCACGTCGATGTAAATGCCTGGCAGATTGCGAACAGGTTTTAGTCCTGATAGCACAAATTCCAAGGGATTTTGCAACACGATGCGGGGTCGGTATTTGCTGCGTTTTTTCATGACTTGCAAGAAACAAAAAGACTTGCACACACCACCAACAAAACGGTGAAGTACACCACCGCCCTGTCACTGACCAGTCGTCGGTAGTTGCCAAGCAGAATGTTCTGCATGAACTCCTCGCTCTGCGTCATCTCAGGGGGCTTTGGCACGTAGGCCACACCAATCAGTACCTTGCCGGTGTTGTAGTACTTGCCTGTTGCGGCAAGTTCCTTGTACACCTGCTGCTCTCGGGTTAAAGATTTTTTAGTCATTGCACTCTTTCTCCTTTCTTAGGTTTCGACGCGATCTTAGCACGTCTACTTCCTTTGTCAACTCATCAACTCTTTTTTCTGCATCCAGCCAGGCACCACGCCATAGTCGCTGGTCCTCAATGCGCTGCGCAGCAGCTTCAAGCATCTCCGCTATTGCTGGGAAGACCTCCTTCACCGAGCGAAGTTCCTCTTGTAATTTCATGTTTACTCCATGGGTGTTTTAGGTATTCTTCACGAAGCAGCCCATACAACACCAGGTCTCCACCGTCTGGAAAAGCCTTGCGCATGCGCCCTTCATACTGGAACCCCAGGCGCGATACAAAGCGCTGGGCGTTTAGATTCTCGGCACGGATCAGGCCCGTGACGCGTGGTACTTCAAGCACTAAAAACGGCAGCTCAAACGCGGCATTGAAATAGATGCGCGACAGCCACTGGCTCTTGGGCCGTGCTGCGATGTGCATGTCGATGTTGGTGCCTGTGTAGGCGGAGAACACTGTGACGGCCAGGAAGTCGTCGTTGTCGTCCAGCAGGCTGACAGACGTGACATCCCCTGTCATGCCGTCGATGCCGATGGTCTTCTTGGCCCAGGCGACTGCCTCGTCGTTACGTTCGAATCGCAGGATTTTCATCGTTGTAGTTCTCCACAATTTCGTCTTCAAAAAGCATGACCTGCTCTTCACTGAAACTCTTGGTGATGTCCACCTGGCGAGGCTTGCCGCTGGGTCCTGTGATGGTCAGCAGTATCTTGGTGATGTCCAGTTGCGCGGGCAGCTCAACACCATCCACATCCATGGGAGGAAGCACCTCAAAAGTGAGTTCGACGGGGAACGTCATCTCGGTTTTGTATTTCATCTTTAGCTTTCTCTCGGTTGTTGGCGATACGCTGCAGCGTCAGTGATTCTTTGTAAGCCTGGTCAAATGCAGGAACCAGGAGGCTTTGCATGTACGCGCCCATTCCTACTTTGTAGAACGCGGCGAGTTCCTTGAGCATGTAGTACGCATCCTCAGGTAGCGACACGGTGATCCAGCGTTGCCCAGGGAACTTGAGTTCGTGGCTTTGGTGATCTTCCCATTAAATTCTCCTTTCTGTTGGACTTATCAGTGTATCGGAAAAAATGGGCTGGGAGCAAGCCCCCAGCCCGAACTTCTCAACTAGGGCAACTGCAGTAGCCCCAATTCAATTATGCGGCAGACCCCCAATTGGGTCCAGTTTCCACGTCCACACGTGAGGGAACTTCCAGGTTCACGGCGGTGGCCATGAGGTTGGCAGCTTCACGGGCCTCTTCTTTGTTTCTGACGGACAGGGCGATCTCGTCGTGCACTTGCAGCAGCAGGTTAAAGCCAGCCTTGTGCAGGGCCACCATGCCCGCTTTGGTCTGGTCTGCGGCCGACCCCTGGATCAAACGGTTCAGGCCCTTGTAGGTGCCCGCACGCTTGATCCTGATGCCGTATTCAATGACAGCCTGCTCGCGTGGCAGCGCTTTGTTCACGCCCCACTCCACTGGCTCCCACAGGGGGAAGCGGCACTTGCGGCCCAGGAGAGTGCGGATCGAGCCGCCGGAGGCTGGGTGCTCAATGCGCTTCATGACAGCGTCGACGGTGCCTTTTAGGAACGGGACCTTGCTGTGGAAAGTGCCGATCAGGTCACTGGCCTCGTCCACGGGCAGGTCCAGCTGCTGCGCCAGCTTGGCTTTACCCATGCCGTACATCAGGCCCAGGCCGATCGTCTTGGCAGCCTTGCGTTTGATGCCGGCCATGTCAGCGACCATTTGGTGGAAGTCCGTGTCGGGGTTGTCGCGGTAGGCCTGTGCCATCTTTTCTGCACCTGGTAAGCCCAACAGTGTGGCATAGTGGACCAATAAGCGCGGTTCCTGCGAGGAGAAGTCGTTCGCCGCCCAAATGTCGCCTTCCTCGGGCAAGAACAAGCCTCGCACCATGGGGCCGATGATTTCGTGGCGCGCGGGCACTTGCTGGAGGTTGGGGTTGCTGGCTGACAGGCGTCCCGTCACCGTGCCACCGTCCTCGTTGCGCATCTGGTTGAAGTGGGTGTGGATGCGGCCGTCCTTGGCGCTGTGCTTCAGGTAGGGCTCCAGGAACGTGCCGTGGGTCTTGTTCAGCTCACGGGCCTCCAGGCTCATCTTGGCCATGGGGTGCTCGTGCGTGTCCAGGAAGCGCTTGGTAAA